TACACCATATTTTCTAATTGAATATCTGAGTATTTTACCACTCCCCATATAACCATCATCTAGGTTACTTGTGCTATGCATCCCTACATACCATCGTCCAGTTACATTACATGTTGTTTTATATATGTAATGTATGTTTCTTTCTTTTCTTGCCATTTTACTTCTTTCTAAATAAATATCTAGAAATTATAAAAAGTACAAAAAAGTTTAAGGTGGAAGTAACGGGACTCGAACCCGTGTTCTCGCAACATCAGCCGCTTTATACTATCCTATTGTACTATACTCCCATTTGATTACTGTAGGCAATGAATAACACTTATCTATCATTTATTAGCATCAGATAGAACGATTCTTCTTGTTACCCAACTATCGGTGTCGCTAACGCCTCATGCACTCACACAGTAATCATTTTCTAGTCTTTCCCAGTGTTTTCAACCATTGCAGTAAGTGCTCTAGAACACTTGCCAATTACCTAACATATAAATCTTGTTAGGGGCTTAACCGTTGGATTTCTTGTGGAGAAGAAAGGGTTCGAACCTTTACAAGCCGCTAAGCTGCCATCCATGACCTTCCTCTGGACTCGAACCAGACTTCTTCCAAAGCTTCTCCATTTTGAGAGGATTAGGTATGGCTCACCCCTCTATAACTGACGTCCTACCTTGACAGTCTTTTTGTTTTTGGTTAAGAATAGGGTTCACACCTAAAAAGAGACTCATGTTCTCGGAAACCACTTGAGTTTCCACCACCTTTTGCGGCTTGTTAACCGATTTGTCGATGCTCTGGCCACTGCCACCAGTTCTCCCCTTGAAACGAAGTGTTTTCTGTTAAACTACGCACCATAAGACCTTGCAAGGAATCGCTACTAAGTCGTCGACTACTTTTTGCTAAACTATTCTGATACATTTGCAACCCTAACACCGCTACTGCGAGGCTAGGAAATGTACCTTAACAATTTTGTAGACAAGGCTGAGTTCGAATCAGCATACCCAAACTAGCCACGCTTGGAAAAGGTTTTTAATGAGCTTTCCCCTTTGCTCCGAGCCGAATGTGTCTATCAATTTAATGTTCACCTAGAACAACCACCCCCAATGAGGTCAGCTTGACTTTTCCACCACTTGTCTCCTATCTGTACCCTACATAGATTGGGTAAGCGACCTCTGTCACTTCCTATCAACAATGCCATCCATGTTTGGCTATAGTGTATAGACATACCAAGTCTAATTGGTTTTGATTACATCTCCTAGCCGCTAAGCCTGATGTCGCGTGCCAGACCTTACTGGCATAAATGGTGGTTACACTACTGTTGAATCAGAACAGATTTTTTTTTACATTGCAAATATACTACTTAGTTTTTATACTTGCAAATTTTTTTTAAACTTTTTTTATTCACACCAACAATTATTTCTATCATACCCACAACTAGGGCATTTGTTGGCGCTTTCTCTTTCGTGTTCTTTACGTCTGGTTTCAGCGTCTGGAACCCATTCACCGATTTCTTCATTGTACTCCATTCCTTCATAAAAACCACCTTTGGTATTTGATGAAAAGAATTCTCTGTTGGTCATTAAACCTTGTTTTCTGTGATGGTCATCCCAAAACGTGTCATCTTCGTTATACGCTGGATATTTGTTGCTCATAGTACTATTTTTTTATTTCTACCACAATTGGTTTGTTTTGCACTTGGTAGTTGAAGTTAAGTATTGATGCGTTTACAAACACCCCACCATCTGGAAACTCAAACTTACCGTATGCTTCGTGGATATGACCACACACAAATAGCTTTAGGTTGGTCATTTCAGCAGACTTCTCCAATAAATAAGGACAGCCAGTAGATACACCTCTAGTTGTCATATCCAAGAAACCTTTCATTGGACCATGTGTTATAAGCACATCGGTATCCAACGGTATCATATCCCAATGTTGACATATATCAGTACCCATTCTATTAAACGCCCAATCATAAAACCATGGGGTGACTCCACTACCATGAAATTTTAACCCTTCAATTTCTACATTAGTATCATGTAAATAAATTATTGTTGGGTATTTTTCTTGTAACATTTCGTTGACAGCAAAAGTACTAACTTTTTCAAACCAAAAATCATGATTACCTGGAATAAAAATTTTGTATTTATAATTTAAAGCATTATACCAACTTAAGAAATCTTCAACCTCTCTTAGACTTCCTCTTCCAGATATATCACCAGCGTGTATTATCATGTCAATAGAACCATCTTTATTATCTAACCAATCTGGCGGTATGCGGTGATGTATTGAATGGGTGTCACTTATACATGTAATAGTCATATTTCATTTATTTTTTCTAAACATGTGATACTTAAACATTCACTCCATCCTTCAAATGGTAATTTAGGCATCACTTTATAATTTTTATATTCTTTAATTAATCTTTTCTCCATATCATAAATTTTAGATGGGTTATCCTCGATTAATTTTATTATTTCAAACTGGTAATTTTTTAAACTTCTATAACGTTCTTTTACAGTATTAGATGTAATACCAAATTTTATAAATTCTTCGTTTTTATTAAAAACCCTTAAAATATAAAAAAAAGCTGTTTTACCTTTGGTTTTTTTTAACCATGATTCTTTACTAAAACCAACACTTCCACATTTTTTACAACCATGACCACATAAATGTGATTCAATTAATTGGTCAAATTCACCATGTATTGGACAATTAATTTTTATTTTAACCTTACCATTAGTATAATCAAAAGTTTTATAAGAATAAAAATTATTATGTACTTTATTAGCTTTAAATACGAACAGTTTATATTTTTCAGTACACGTCTCAATATTTAAGTAAATCGTAACATTGTGGTGTATATTTAAAACCGTTTACGTCTTCAACTAATAAAGATTCTTTCATTCCATTATAGTCTAACAATTTTAATGTTGGGTGTAACAATTTTATCTTTGATTCGATGTATTTTTCTTTATCAACAACTGATTGAATATTAAAAGATGATTTTAATAAATTATAACCATTACTTTTTCGATAAAGCCAACCATCACTATCTTCAACTATTATTTCAGAGGTAACATTAGTAAATTTTACTATTTTAAAATTTGGGAATTTTTCATTAAATTTATTAATAAAAGATTCATTTGCTTCTTTATGTTTCATACTAATAAATATCTAAAAATATTTAAAAGTCAAATTTTATTGTGTGTATCACTTATGCATGTTATTTTCATTATGAAAAATTTTCATTATCATTTTCAAATGAACCACCAGCTCCAGAGCCTGAGAAGTCTCCACCCCCAAATCCTCCTTCGAATGATTCATTATTATTATTCATTGATTCACCGATAATACCACCAATCAAATTACCACCAACAACAGTTCCGATTAACGCTGAATCGGTTATATAACCAATCATCGCTGATTCAACAAAAGAATTATCATTATCAACAGTAACGTTTGTTGTTTTGGTTTGACCAGTATTTTCTCTATGTTTAAAATAATTTTTAACATAGGTGTCGTCTTTGGTTATATATAAACCATTTTTGTCTTTTTTATTAATGGTTTTTGCGATTGGTGTGAATTCAGTAATTCGTTTTAAGTATTGTCTACTTTCTAAAGACCCATGCCAAATGTGATACAAATCACCTTTAACATAACCTAATTTACCTTTTGTTTTCTTAAAGAATTTTTTAGACCATTTGGTTACAGCATCAATATCTTCTGTAAACGATTTAGCGATACACTTATGACAAATATGACCAGCAGCAGCATGTGCCATAATATGGTCAGCACCACCTACCAAAGCTTTGTCATACAAAGGTATTTTATCTAAAAGACTTCTTTGAGCACCCCATGCAAAACCAACGTGACCGTGTTTATCATAGTTGTGGTCATCTGAATAATCAGTTGTAACATAGTTGGCAGCGAAGCTTCTCCACAATCTAGGATGTCTAACTGGTGGTTCACATCTCATATGGTCTTTAGCTTCATGTAAGTTAAAGTCTGGTTCGTATTGGTCTTTTTCCAAATGAACACAATATTCAAACAATTGAACAATTTGTTTTTTCTGTAATTCGTCAACGGCATCTACCAACCAATTTTTGTTTGTGAATAACACATCAGCATCAACCCACATAACATATTTAAAAGAATAAGGTAATTTTTTAATCAAACCGTTCAATAGCGTTTCTTTGTGCCAAAGAGTTGTTTGTGTGTGTACCAAGCTAAAATTTAAGTTGTCATGGTTTAATTCTGGTTTTGAATCACCAATAACACATTCCACAATTCTATGGTTTAAATGTTTTATTGATTCGTAAAATTTGTTGAAAGCGATTAACCTATAAGGGTTATTCTCAGGGTTAAAATAACAAGCGATGATTACCGCTTCTGGGTGGTTCACATATCCTGTGTTTGTTTCCCCGAATAAAAATTTTTTGAAAAAATTATGCAAGTTATTTTCATTATCTTTTATTTTTTACAAATATACTAAAACTTTTATTAATCTGCAACTTAAAGACCGCTATTTTTACTAATATAACGTTCAGAAGCCGCAACCACAGCTTCTGAATACCAATCATCATAAGCTTTTTCTATGAATTCATATATAATTTCAGTCTCACCAATAAAATAATTTTGCATTTTTTCTTTGGTCAAAGGTCCTCGGCCAATCCATGTTACAACCCAATTCCTTGTCCCCATAGTTATAACCAACTCTTGGAAAAATTCTTGTATTTTGTTTTGTATTACGTTCTTGCTATACCACTCATACAATAAAGTTTTGGCGTGTTCAACTTGTTTATATGTATCCAAAGATAACTGAGTATCAAATTTTTCAGAAAGCTCTTTATATTTAACACCAGATTGATAATTTTTGATATACCTTTCAACTCTAGGTCTAATTATGTATTCGTTATAATATGAATGAAAATAAGCTGTGATAAAATCTGGGCTGTATTCTTTCTTTCTATTAAAATGTTTTAACATAACTTGTAACCCATTAGTCGCACCGTATTTATCACCAACACTATTTAGATAATCGTACAAATCTTGAGTTAGTTTTTCTTTAAATTTTAAATACCACCCTTTTACTATGTCAAAAGATGAAGTTTTATCATCTATGTAATAGTTGCCAATTATTACATTGAAACGATGTGTGATAAAATAATCAAATTTTATTTTTTGTTTGGTATCTTTCTCAACTACCATAACATCTATGTTGTCTAGCATTACGGTATAGTTTCTATTTAAGAATTTTACTATAAACTTTTCGTCTGTCATTTTTATAATCTTTTGACTTAAATATAACAAAAAACCTTGATAAAATCAAGGTTTAAAGATTAATTAACGACAAATTTATGTTCTTTTTCTCAACATCTACACTGGATACAATCACATGAACCATGTCCCCAAGTCTAATCTTGTGACCTGTGTTATAACCTTTTACGCAATGATTGTTGGTATCAGCTTGATAAGTATCACCGTTGATGTCTGATAGTTTTATGAACCCATCACATTTGTTCTCTAGTATCTCTACAAACAAACCGTAATCAGTTACAGAACTCACAATACCTTTGAATACTTTGCCAATGTTTTCACTCATATAAACACATTGCATGTATTTGATTGAATCACGTTCTGCTTTCTGCGCCTTCTTCTCTCTTTCAGATAAATGTTGGCATCTGGTTTCAAGCTTCTCAATTTTAGGTAGCGTTGGTTTGTTCTCCAAGTACAACCCTAACAGTCTGTGTGTTATAACGTCTGGATAACGTCTAATCGGACTGGTGAAGTGGCTGTAGTCTTTAAAACCAAGACCATAGTGACCAATGTTTTTAGTTGTGTAGTTTGCTTTCTGCATTGTTCTCACAACCAAGTTGTTAATCATATCTTCCTCAGCAGTACCTCTAACATCCAACAACAACTGGTTAAGAGTTCTTGTGGTTTCCTCTGGTGTGTCAATACGAATCTCATAACCAAACTGTGAAATAAATTCCTTTAAGTTATTTAATTTATCATCGTTAGGTTTATCATGTGCTCTGTTTACATTAGGCAACTCTCGTTTGTTTATGTATTGAGCAACATGTCTGTTTGCCAACAACATAAATTCCTCAATCAACTTGTTTGAGTCTTTGGCTACCTTGAAGTGGATACCAATTGGCTTGTTGTTTTCATCCAACTTGAATTTAACCTCTTGTTTATCAAAGGATATTGAACCTTTCTTTGAACGAGTCTTACGCATTCTCTGTGCTATCTTATTTAACAATCTAACTGCATCAAACATTTTCTTTACTTCCGTAGCGTATCTCATGCTACTGTCAATATTCATGTTTTTCATAAATTCAAAATCAGATATGTCGGTTTCTCCTTTACCTTCTGATTCAATAATTATTTGTGCTTCTTCATATGTAAGTCTACAATCAGAGTTAATCACAGTTCTACCGAACCATTCTTCAAGCACATGACCGTTTTGGTCAATCTTAAACACCGCTGAGAAACACAATTTGTCCTCGTTAGGTCTAAGACTACACAATCCGTTAGACAAGTTCTCAGGAAGCATTGGAACACATCTGTCAACTAGATACACACTGGTACCTCTGGCAAACGCTTCTTTATCCAATTGTGTGTCTGGACGCAAATAGTGTGATACGTCAGCAATGTGAATACCAACAAACAACTCACCATCAACCCATTCAACACTCAACGCATCATCAAAATCTTTGGCATCCGCTGGGTCAATGGTGAACGTCAATACGTCACGCATATCTCTACGTTTGTCAATCTCTGATTGTGGTATGTCTATTGGGATTGCTCTAGCTTCTGCCAACACATCTTCGTCGAAGTCGTATGGTAAACCATATTCTTCAAGGATACTGTGTATCTCAGTTTCATGTTCACCAGCATCACCTAAAACTCTAAGGACTTTCCCGTTAGGGTTTTTAGCGTTGTCTCTCCATTCAGTTAGCTTCACAATAACCTTTTGTCCATCTGTAGCTCCACAGAGCTTGTCTGATGGAATATAAAAGTCAATTGGTAGTTTGTTACTATCTGGAATAAAGAACGCGAATTTTGGGCTTATTTGTATTGTACCAACAAACTCCGTTCTGAATCGTTCTACGATTTCAACTACATGTCCTTCCATTGAGCGGCCAATACCTTCGACCACTTTAACTTTGACTTTATCCAAATGCAACGCTTGGTTAGTGTTGCTCTTGTGGATGTAAATGTCTTTTGGTAGGTTTGGGTCAGTCAAATACGCTGAGCCACTAGCATTCATGCTTAGTCTACCTTCTAATATATCATCAATTTTTATTTTTTCTTCTCTCATAATGCAAATATACTATTTTTTTTATAAATACGAAACTATTTTCATAAAAAAAAATTGATTTTAAAATTTTTCAACATATTTATATATAGAAACTATATAGAAATGAAAAAACAAGATAAACGAATTCTTTTAAATATTGATGAAGAGTTAAAAACGTTGTTCACAAAAAAATGTGATGATAACCATATGAAAATATCAGCTAGAATAAAATATCTAATAAAAATGGATATTGAAAATAAAATAACAATTAACAATGGATGATAAACGTAAAAAATATAGAGAAGATAATAAAGAAAAAATAAAACAATATCGCAAAGCTTATTACCTTAAAAATAGAGAAAAAGAATTAGAGTATCAAAAAAATTTAACAAAACCTTCTTTAACTGATGATGAAAAAGAACGAAACAAATTATACGCTATAGAATATCGAAAAAATAACAATGAAAAAGTAAAAGAATCTAGGAAAAAATGGAAAAA